CTTAGTATAGAATAAAACTACATCATAACGAAGAGTTATTTCTTACATCACTAGTCCTCATTTCTATAACTAATTATAAGGGTTTCCTCACATTTTAGCATCCGTAAATATGCTCAAAAATAAATAAGCACAAAAAAAGAAGGGCGTTAACCCTTCTTTTACAAGTTTACAAGTAACTCACTTAATATAAGTTTTACCACGATAGCAGAATGTGCCATGGGTTTCTTTTGATTCGACACAACGTGTAGTATACTCAACACCACGATATGAGGTGTGATTAATCTGTGCGTTGTGAAGTGCAGATGCTTTATTGATCTGCTTCTTGATCATGTTTAGTGTGTTCATTTGTCAGTCTCCTGAAGTTAGGGTTTTTAATCCCCGTTCCTTCAGTCGTGTGCGTCCCAGAAACACTCAGGTACAGATTCCTTTACGGTCTCTATCAACTCTACCTTAAAAGCATCAGAGATTTTCTCGTTTGCTTTCATCCTCAGCATAATTGCGTCAGCTTGTTGGCAGGTGAGTGATGAATAGAATAATATTTCTAACATGGGATGAACGGCTCCGTTCCGCGACTTACTTGCGTCCCACCCAAGAGTGGGATGAACGTATGGTAATTATACCATACATTATTTATGGCGGCAAGCAGTTTGATTCAGTTTCCAGAGAGATAAAATGCCTCTCCTCTAGCATGGCAAACTCTCTTTACTTGTGCGTCATAGACAGGAACAGTGCCAGCACCCGTGATTAAATTCTTAGCAAAGTCAAATGCTTCTTTATATTTACTAAACTTGTACACATCATTATAAGTTTTAGCAGATACAAGAACGCCATCCTTCCTCCACGTTTTCATCGTATGCCAAACTAGAGGGTCGGATAGTTTACGATAAAAAATACACCAGTTACCTTTTTGATTTGCACTCATTTGCTTTTCTTGTTAGGATTTTGCCAGAGTTTAGGATTAGCTCTACCCTCTGTTTGTTTCATACTAATTACACTATGATACTTGTCCCAGTAATGATCAAATATCTCTGATTGCTTGGAAGATATAACAATGTCATGTTGAACACCACCTTCAACACTATACTCAATGATGTAAGCAGTACATGGTAGTGATGTATCTTTTGCTAATTCAGGATCACAATTTTCATGAAGTAAGTTCAAGAGCGACCTCCCCATTGAATCTGGGGATATGCTTCTTCAACACATTGCTTTGTGATCTTCCAACGCTTACCGATCTTTTTGTCTTTCATTAGACATAGCACTTCTGCTTCTCCTTGATGGAGACCTTCAAGGAGTTGAATGAATAAGGTTTCACGACGACTTTGAGATACATTCGCTCCACCTTTAAAGAAGAGATAGAGTTTACGATACTCATGAACTAGTTTCGTATGCTCTGTCTCTTCAGGTGCTTCATTCTTTTCATAAGGAACATCACCATCAGGAAGCATAGAAATAATGCTCTCATCAAAGTTGGCAATTAGAATTTGCCTGAGTGCTGGAGAGTTATGCTCCACCAAAAGTTTAATTTTTTGTGCCTTAGTCTTAGCGTTGCTTATTTTTTGCAGCACTTCATTCAGTAATAGTTGCATGACCTAATTAATATCATAAGTGTATTTATTCTTCTTCAAGTTCCTCTTCATCTACAAAGCGAACTGATAGAAGTTCTTCGTTGATCCATTGACCGTCTCCATCTAACATTTCTGGATGAATGTTATCTTCCTGCATTCGATACATGTATTCATGGAGTTTTTCGTTTGCTGTCCACCCAGCAATCACACCAACACATAAAAATATAAAGGAAACAGTTGCTGAGAAATAAACAATGGTTGCTTGCGTCATTAGTTCAACTCCAAATTAAATTTGCTTGCTGTCCCACAAAAGTTCAAAGTTGAAATAGACTCTTCGCTTTAGTAGGGTAAAAAACCTAGTGATAGCGATACCTTTTGATGGGGGTTTCGCTTCTTCCTTTTCCTCCTTCGCCCCCCGAAGCATGAGTTCTATGCCTCTATTTATTTTAAGATCTTTCACTTTTTATTAGAAGATACTAAATTCTTTTCTACGAAAAATTTAGCAGTCTCTACCAGACCACCAATTTCTTTTCCATCTATAATAACATGAGGAAATGAACTTGCTTCTGGATAATCTACACGAACCTCGTCTCCGCTAGCACATATCTGTTCATCATAATCAGTGATGTTCGCACGTTCAAATAGTTCCTTTAACTTTGTGCAGTAGAAACATCCGGGAGTAGAATAAATTTTAATTTTCATAATTTTTAATGTAAGTAATGAACCCATCCGGTAACGATCATTTTTTCTTCTTCCATTGAAGGAATTCCTCTATGAGTATGTGTCCAATCTGTAGGCCAAATTAAAGTCAAACCTTTTTGTGGTTTAATTTTTAAATTTTGATATAAAAATTCTGTTTCTCCTCCAGATTCGACATCATTTAAGTATGTCATATAAACGAGGTGTCTACAGAGTTGTACTGGATCCATGATAGATCTTTCACTGTGGTAAATTTTATACCCACCACCTTTCTTATAGTGCTGAATGTTATGTCCTTCTCTAAAACCAATTTTAGAGTTGGGCATTGCTTCAGCATATTTATCCAGATAAGCATCAACCACTTCAATTAAAGTATTGAAATAATTTTTCCATTTCACATTTGTAATAGAACAAAATGCGGGAACACAAAGATCGGTAGAGTCTTTAATATCTGGATCAACACGATTACCAGAAACTACACCAGGAAGTTTTTCCAATTCTGTTGTGGTATTAAAAAAGTCAACAACATCATCACAAACGTCTGGAGGAATTGTCCATCCACCAATAAAGGAATTGAATGGCAAATCATATTCAGGATATTTATTCATTTATCTTTAACAATTCCAATAACCCAAGACATCATACCATACGGTGTGTCAGAAATCAAGGTCTGAGTTAGTTCTGCTACATCTGGTGGCACAACTAAACAGAATCCAATACCACAGTTGAATACATTACGCATCTCTTCCTCAGCAATGTCTCCTGCCTCCTGGATCTTGGTAAAGAGTTCTGGTCTCTCCCAAGCAGAATAGTCAACGTCAACTGTAAGACCCTTTGGAAGGCATCGTGGGAGGTTCTCAGGCAGTCCTCCACCTGTGATGTGTGCCATGCCTAGGATAGGAACTTCATCCAACAGGTGCTGGATCAGACGAGCATAGATGGTAGTTGGAACCAACAGCTCGGGCATCTCCTTATAGAAAATATAATTTCTCCACAGCATATCATTGACCAGTGTGTATCCATTACTATGAAGACCACTACTCTCAATACCTATGACTACATCACCAGGTCTGATGTTACTGCCATCAACAACGTCATTCTTTTCTACAATACCAGTACAGAAACCAGCAAGGTCATAATCATGTGCCCTGAAATGCTCTGCTGTTTCTCCACCTAACAATTCCATACCTGCCATAGCACAACCAGTGGCAACTCCATACGCAATGTCACTCACATTAGCATCAAGTGTTTTGGTAGAAATATAATCTAGAAAATATAATGGTTTAGCACCAGAACATATAACGTCATTGACGCACATAGCAACGAGATCCTGACCAATAGTGGTGTAATCATTAGCAATCCTACAGATATTAATTTTAGTTCCAACACCATCAGCACCAGATACCAACACAGGTTTCTCATATCCTGATGGGATCTCCATCATTCCACTGAACCCACCAATACTAGGTGCCAATACTTTTAGATACTCTACAAAGGAACGTCCCTTGATGATGTCAACGCCAGAAGTTTTGTAGTCCATTAGTCTCTTCCTAAGCGAATGTATAATGTAATAAGTGATTGTGAGATAAGGTCACAAGAATAGGTGAATCCAATCTTGTCTTCCTTATCCCAGTGTTCTCTTTGACTTTTAAGAAGTGTAGAGAATTCTTTGATCTTAGATCTCATCTCATCTTTAGATAACTTATCCAATGATTTCACCTTTAGCAATTTGTTCACGACGTTTTAGTTTCCATACGATGTAATCCATTGTAGGGATACACATGGGATTCCAACCAACAAAGGTAGTTGATTCTCCACTAGGTATCTTCCAACACTCAGCATCATCATTGTCAAGGTCTAATGACTTACGATACTCATCCTCACCAAACATAACAACTGCTCGCTCTGCTTGGTTCAAACTTCTAAAGCAATCGAAACCAAGTTTTCTAATCTCATCAGGGATGTGGTGTTTCATTATTTAAATAATATAATACAAACTGCATACAATCCCACTGCAGACCAGTATCCCAAAGTTGGTAATCCAAACATACCTGGTATGACAGCATTCCATATCAACATAAGTATCAAAGGTACTGCAAGGAGAATTATACCTGCACCTATAAGATTTTGTGATGATTTTTTCATTGGATTGCCAGTGGTTGTAGTCGGTCAAGGATCTCACGATAGGCAGGTACGATATCACCTTCATCGTTTCGGAATAGATCTTTATCAAATCTTTCCTCACCACCAATCTTCCATAATCTCATACTATCAGGACTGATCTCATCAGCAAGTAGCAACTCACCATGAGCAGTGTAACCAAACTCAATCTTGAAATCAACCAGATCAATACCTAAGATGTAGAACAATGAGCGAAGAATGTCATTAATACGTAGAGTCATCTCAGCAAAAGGTTCTGGATCATAACCCATCAGACGTACACGATCTCGTGTCAACAGAGGATCATGCTTGTTATCATCCTTCAGAAAGAACTCAACAATAGGATGTGGTAGTGAATAACCTTCCTTAAGAGTTGTCTCACGAACAATAGATCCAGCAGCACGATTGCGGCAGATAACTTCCAAAGGAACGATGTCTACCTTTCTACAGATCATCTTGTTAGCACCAACCATATTAATATAATGTGTTGGGATATGTTCTTTGGCAAGTTTCTCAAAGATAAGAGCAGAGATACTACAGCAAAGAGAACCTTTACCTAGTGGATGGTCAACCATCTCACCATTACCAGCAGTCACCTTATCATGATACTCAATGATAACTTGCTGTGCATCATCACCTTGATACACTGTTTTGACCTTGCCTTCTACAATTACTTCCATTAGTCCTCCTGTTTGTATGTAATAGTAATTTGATTATATACTACATCTCGGTCGTCACTGTTGTATACATGGCAGCGTTCTACCTTAGCATCCAATAGTTTCTCAATATTATTGAGTTGCCATTCAGCAGCATACTTCTTGAATCCATCGTCCATCCAACTCTTATTGGATCCTGGTGTGTTAAATTCCATTATTCAATACCTGGTGGAAAAGTTTCAATCTCAGTTAGTTCGTAGTCCCAATCTTCCATGACTGTGTTGGCATAGAAACGATCAGAAAGCATTTCGATTTCTTTCTCGGCATACTCCCTAGTAGGTGCTTCCAACCAAATGTCGATGACCTTACCTAATCTAAGTTTCTTAATGTCCAACTCAGACAATCGTCTACTACCATCTCTCACAGCATTACCAGGAGAGTCATCAACTTGTGATCGTAGTCGGATGAATACTAGTGCTTTAAACTTCATGCTCGTTCCATCTCTCATCAAGTGCTTCGTTAACAATATCTTTCAATTCTTTACGCTCTTCTGGTGTGAAGATTGTACGAATTTTTACTGGCATAGGAGGGATTTCTCTCTCAGAATTTGCATTACTCTCAGAGGGAACACTCATGCCTTGGGTGTCAATTTTGTCCATAAAAGGAGAGGTGTTCAACCATGATATTATACATTAAAAAAGCACCCCCGTCAAGGGAGTGCTGTGTCGGTTTAGGAGGTGGTCTGAATGGGCAGTCGCGACACCCAGCACCACAACATCCTCTATTCTTTATCATAAATCTTTTCCAGTTTTTCCCTGGTTAGATCTACATACATCAACTCTTCACCTGCTTGTGGTGCTTCTGGATGACGTGGTTTAGGAGTATTCATCTCTACCTTAATAGATTGAATGTTAGACCACATCATAGCGAAGGCACCACCAGCAATAAGAGCGAAGCATATAAAGTATAGTGTGAACTCGAAATTATTCATGATGCCTTATTTAAGTTTAGAGCAGAAGTTTTAATAAATGAAGCGATTAATTAAACCTAATCGCTTCATAGAATCAGAGTGCGTTGCCTCTAGGAAGAACTTCTTCTGGGAAGATGAAGTTTTCATGTGGTTGATCAGCAGGTGCCATCCATGCTCGTAGTCCTTCATTCAATAGGATGTTCTTGGTATAGAACGTCTCAAACTCAGGATCTTCTGCTGCTCTGATCTCCTGACTTACAAAATCATAAGCACGAAGATTAAGAGCAAGCCCAATGATGCCAATAGAAGAGACCCAAAGACCCATGACAGGAACAAACAACATAAAGAAGTGCAACCAACGCTTATTGCTAAACGCAACCCCGAAGATCTGCGACCAGAAACGGTTCGCTGTAACCATCGAATAGGTCTCCTCCTCCTGAGTGGAATCGAACGCTTTAAATGTGTTTGCCTGTTCACCATCTTCATACAAGGTATTCTCTACTGTAACACCATGAATGGCAGAAAGCAATGCACCACCTAGGATACCAGCAACTCCCATCATGTGGAATGGATTCAGGGTCCAGTTATGGAACCCTTGTAGGAACAACAGGAATCTGAAGATTGCTGCCACCCCAAAGGACGGAGCGAAAAACCAACTGGACTGACCCAGTGGGTAGATAAGGAATACGCTGACAAAGACAGCAATAGGACCAGAGAACGCAATCGCATTGTACGGACGGATACCGATGAGACGTGCCAGTTCAAACTGACGGAGCATGAATCCTATGAGAGCGAATGCACCGTGGAGAGCAACAAAGGACCAAAGTCCTCCAAGTTGGCACCACCGCTGAAAGTCGCCTTGAGATTCAGGACCCCAAAGTAGCAGAAGAGAATGACCCATAGCGTCAGCAGGCGTCGAGACAGCTGCCGTAAGAAAGTTAGCACCCTCAAGATAGGAACTAGCAAGACCGTGGGTGTACCAACTCGTAACAAAAGTTGTCCCAGTAAGCCAACCGCCAATGGCAAGATAAGCAGTGGGAAGAAGTAGGAGTCCAGACCAACCCACAAAGACAAAG